GTGACGGTGCGTTCGGCGTGTCTAACTTTGATCCCACCCCTGGGGGGTACGCGGGGGGTAGGCCTAGGGCTTGCCCTGTAGGGCCTAGGCGGGGCGTGTAGGGGCCGTATTCTGGCGGTGTGGTGATTTGCCTGTTAGCTATGTCAGGGCCTGTACAGGGCGTACACGGCCTAGGGCGCGGCTTACACTGTTGCCCTGTTGTCTAGGCGTGGCTGGTTTGCTTGCCTTGTGGCTTGCCTTCAGGCGTACGCGGCGCGGCGGTAGCGGGGGCGGGGGGTCTGGCCCTGTCTGTCTAGTGTTGGCTGGTAGGCCTGCCCCTGTCTTCATTAGGCGCGGGGCCTTTGTCTCTTTGTTTTCCGTGTTGCTTTGTTGGCCTGCCTGCCATGGCCCTGGCTAGGGCGGGGCCTGCCCTGCCTTGGTCTTTGTTGTTTGTTTGTCTGTTCGCGGTGTGTGCCGCCTAGGGGGGCGGGGGCAGATCCGCTGGAAAAGCTAAACCCCTAAGCGGTTAGGCCTAGGGGCTTAGTGTGTTGCGTGTGTGTCTATTTCTTTATGGCCTTTTTACTCTCACCCGCTACAAGGCCGCCAAACAATAGGGCGCTAAAGGCGGTGAGGCCGTAGGTTATGCGCTCTACTGTTCGCCAGGCTCTCACCCACTCCGCGCCTTGTGTGTGTTGCGGGGCGCTTGTCGCGGGTTTAGGCGCAAACATTTCGCGGCGCTGTTCAGGCGTTAGCTTAAGCGCCTGCTCTATCGCTTTAGGGTCATCTACACGGCGTACTTTTTGGGCGGCCAGTAATGCGCGGGTTCTGTTGGCGTTAGGCATTGTCCGCCTGTCTGTTTATCTGCTCTACAAATTGCGGGTATTTCACTTGCAGATCCGCGGCGTAGTCTGCGCCACACTCACAAAGCGGCGCAATTTCTCGCGCCATTTCTACAGCGTAGGCCAATACTGCCACGGCCCCGCCGTCTGCTAAGCCTGCCACCTTGTTAAATTCGCGGGTCATTGTTTCGGGTGTCCCGTAAATTACGATTTCGGCCAGGCGCTCCAGCTCTCTTTTTATCGCGCCCATTAGTTAGACCCCTCAGGATCACAAAATTCACAAAAGGCCAGACCCTGCCAAATAAAACCAGCGTCTCCTAAAGTAAATTTGTTTTGGCAGTTTTCGCATATGTTCATTAGTTGTCTTCCCTTTCTGCGTTTAGCTTTGTCTCTCTTGTGTCCTCTAGGCGGTCTTCTATTAAGTCAAGAATTAGCCCAAAGCCTAAGCCCGTATATCCCTCTTTGTGTAGTTCCCAAAACAGCTCTATTAGGTCTTGCGTTGCGTATATTCCTTGGTTGTCGTGTGTCTTTTTGTAGTTCATTTTTTCCCTTTCTTGTTTTTCTATGGATCAGTTTTTAAGCGTGTACCGTGTACGACTGTTGCGCCGTGTGTGTGATGGTTCCCGTGTCTGCATCTACTATCACGGCGGGGTTGTCTGTTTCGTCTACACTCTCCCAACCACCTACCCACATACCATACCCAAGGCCACCTTCATAATTTCCAAGCTTTGTAAACTCGTAAAAAATTTGCGCGGATAGGTAGGCGCTGTCTCCTATTCTGTTTGTTCTTTTCAATACACTTTCAACAGCGATTAAGTTATCATCGCCGCCCCAGTGCGAATACAGAATAAGAAAGTTGTCTGTTTGTGTTGCTGTCTCTCTAATAACAATGTTGCTTCGGTTTCCCATTTTTTCCCTTTCGTGGTTTTTAGTAATCTGGCTGTTGTCTGTAGAATTTGTTTATTGTGCGCTTGGGGTCCTCTTGGTTTCGCTGTATGTCAAACACCATTTCGGCCCATGCTTCCTTGCCGTGTTGATTAGCAAAGTCTTTGATTCTGCGAATTAGCGCCCGTCTTCCGTTAGAGTGTAGAGAATACGACACAAGCGTATTGTCAAGGCTTCCAGGGTTTCCAGTTGTAATCCAATAGAGAGCTTTAGGCATTTTGCTCTTCCCTTTCGTTTTCTTCTTCTTGTTTTTCTTCCGTGATTTCCGCAAAAGCTTCTTCGACCTCTTTTAGATAATGGTTAAATAAGTCAATGCTCATTAGGCTAAAAATTGTTGTATCTGCTGATAGGTCTCCAACTGTCTCCTGCCATGTGTCGCTTTCATCCATAGACAAATAGCGCCACTGTTCCAAGGTGTCGGAGTGATAAACAGGCACTAACCCGTCTGCGATTTCATATAAGTCATCTTCGCTTATGTGTTCCCACTCATCCAAAAGCTGTTTTTTGATTTCTGGGTAAGTTGTCATTTGTTCCCTTTCTGCTGTAGTTCATAGATTGCTTCTTGTATTCCTTGAAGCGCTTCGGTCCATAATTCCCAACGCTCAACCCTGTCCGCGATTTTGGCGAACTGTTTTTGTGTCGGGGCGGGTTGGTTTTCGTCATAGTCAAAATGTTCAGCTTGGTAATACTGCCAAATTAGTACTTCATCTGGTTTGGTGTATTTCTGTAGGATTTCGATTAGTTCGCGTGCTGTTGTTGCCATTTTTTCCCTTTCTTTTTTTGATCTGCTTAATTTGCGTAAGCTGTAATTTTTGGGCTTTCCTCTTTGTGATTGCGCCAGTAATTCGCGCAACTGTCGCAAAGTTCGTAAATTGTCGCGGTTCCGTCTTCGTCAAATTCGCCAAAAAATTCCGCCATATCGAAACAACCTGTCATATCGCAAGTGTTCATTTTGTCCCTTTCTCAATTTGTAAAACAAAAGCCAAGACAAGCGACACCAACAAAAGCAACGCGCCTGCCGTGTGTTGTCCGTTGTCCTGTAGGTTCCAAGAAACCAACAAAGCAACAAACAGAAACAACATGTTAAACACTGTCTTTGTCATTTTTTCCCTTTCTTTAGGCCCTTTCGGGCGATAGGTCAAAGATAGCAGTTTTTCGTCTTTTTTTCCGTTTTTTTCCCTTTTTCTGCGTGTCGTTATCAAATCGTTATTTTGGGGTTTTTGGCCCTTTTTGCCCTGTCTGTCCCTGTCTAGGTGTCTAGCGCTGTTTCGGGGCGCTCTTACTTCTCTATATGTGCGCGGGGGGCCTTGTCTTCCGCCCTGTTTCATCCTCTTAGGGTTCCAAGGTTTCGCGGTGTTGCGCTCTCAGGCGTTGGCCGTTTCTGTTTGTTTGTCTGCCCGTCTGTCTTCGGGTGTCGGGCGCGGTCTAGGGGCGTGGCAGGCTGTCAAAGTGTCGAACAAGTGTTCGATCCGCGACTTTCGAACAAGTTTTCGAAACAAGTGTTCGAGTGGCTTTTTGGCCCTGTTTGTCAGAATTTCCAACCGAATCTGACCGAATTTTGACCGAATCTCAAACCGAATCTCAACCGAATCTTGACCGAATCTCGGAATCTCTGTGGCTGACTGTTCAACCGAATCCGAACCGAATCTTCAAGCAAAGTCAGGATTTTATTTTGTTAGTGGCTTGTTGCCTCGGCGAGCGTTGCAGGATCTATGTGCTGGGGCTAGTGGACTGTTAGGGTCTCCTGGTATCAAGTGGTCAGCCTGGAATGGGTCATCTATTCTCATACCTTCGTTGCATAGGTGGCAGTAAAGGGCTGAGTCTCTAACCTGCTTGGCACGCTTTCTGTAATCTCCTGCGTACTGGCCTGTTTCTCTTTTTCTTTCGGCTCGCTTGGCTTCCAGCCTTTGCTCAATCATTGTCTGGTGAATCTCACAGCGGGAAGCGCCTTTAGTCAGCCTTCCACAATCTAGGCAAGGTTTTGCATACATGACGGCCCCCCGTTGTTTTTGTTTTTTCTGGAAACTTTCCCTACAGAAAAGGCCCCCCTTCTTTTACTTGGAGTCTTTACCAGCCCAACCATCCCCCTTGAACTCAATGGCAGGCTTATCGTAAACTCTTGTCATCTCGACAGCACATTTAGCGCAGATAGGTTTGTTTTCCTCGGCTGTGATTGACCGAACGATTGTGGTTGTGTCTCCACACTGACACTGATACTCGTAAGTTGGCATTACTTCCTATTGAATGGCGTGTTGCAGGTTAGGCAGACCGAAGGCAAAGAGCTTTTAGGTCCAATAATCATTTCAAGCATGTGTCCGTTTGGACAAATCAAAAGTATTGCTACCATGATTCACTCACTATCTTTTCGTAAGTTTCTTGATGCGTAAGCTTTTGACCTGTTCGGTAGCTGATGTCCCACCACTCCATCTCAATAGCAGGAATGACATGAGCAGGCCGAACGCAGTTAGGATTACTGCAAGTCCTTGCGCCTTGTGTTTCTTTTGCATTTGGTTCATTCCAACAGTAGTTTTTACGGTTTCTATTCTTCATCGCTATTTAGCAACAATCTCAATGCTAATTCAGCTTGCTGTGGAACTACGCCATTTCCAGCAAGTTTTAGTTCTTCGTTTCTTGTCAGTCCAACATCGGTAATCCATCCTTCAGGCAAACCCATCATCCATTCAGTGAACTTTGATGACAGTCTGTGAGCGCCTTCTTTGCCATCTGGCTTAGTGGGGCTTGGTGCTTCTCTCTTTATTTCTTGTTCCCACAGCCTCACTGCTGATTCAAACTTGCCCCAATCCCGCTTTATGGCTGGTGAGTTATTTATGTCAATCGCAACATTCGGTAGGTCTACTTGATGCCCTGAATTAAGTCGCTCTTGTGATGTTTTTAGGTTGCCTTTGATTCCGTCTAGTGCTTTAGGGATAGGCAGCATTGGCATTTCATTGACTACTGTTTCTCGCAGGTTTCTGTAGCCACCTGGTGATTTAGCTTTTAGCTCAGCTATCTGCTCTGGAGTTTTTATCTCTCGATGTTCCATAGTGTTTGGTGTTGGCAGTAAGTCAGGTCTGTTTACAATTTGTGCCAAGCTGACCGAATGTAGGCTGCCTTCGCTGTGCTGTTTGCTTGAGAAGTTTCCTGTGTAGATGTCGCTTGCTGTAGGAGTCGGCAGATTGACTGAAGCCCTGCTCACTCTTGCACCTTGGGCAGCAACCAAATCCATGATTTGATCTCTTACGCCGACTGTGTTGCCACGCTTACGGGCTTCGGCTTCCCCTAGCGCTCCGCCTTGACCCTCACTTGCCTTTGGCGAGCGCAACAAAATTCTCTCATCCCCTTCGACTAAAGCTTTGACAATAGTTCCGACTTGAGGACTAGCTCTTCTTAGTCCAGCCTCGTAGCCCTCAGCTTGATGGTCTCGTGCCTTGGGGGTAGGCAGTGATGAAGACTCTAAACCTTTGATGTGGGGCGTAGGCATCGGAAGCTCGAACACCTGCCCATTTCGCATCGTACCCGATGTCGGCCAAGTCTCCAAGAACGGCTCCCAGCGCTCGGAGAGCAGGTCTGTCTCCCAGTTGCCCCATAATTTCAGGTCCGTATTCCATTCCGCTATCAGCTTTTGCACTTAGTAATCCCCTTACATTTTCAATTACGACCAAACTAGGTCTCAGTATGTCTATTGCTTTGTAAAACTCTGACCAAAGATTTGATCTCGTTCCTTCTACCATTCCAGCACGCTTGCCTGCCAAACTCAAGTCCTGACATGGAAAGCCGCCAGTCAGAATGTCTACTGGTTCAACCGAGTGCCAATCTACCTGTGATACATCTCGGTAGTTTGGAACGCCTGGAAAGTGCTTCTCTAAAACCTTTGACGGTGCGTCATCCCATTCACAATGCCAAGCAACCTCGGCTCCTGTGACTTTAGCGACAGCTAGGTCTAGCCCGCCGTATCCGCTAAATAAGCTCCCTATTTTCATTTTTCCCTGTCTTGTTTTATAGCTTGTAAACGGTTCCTTGAAAGTGTACTTGTCGCTCTAGCTCAAAGCAAACTATTCCAGTTGCGCTGTCAGTTCCCGACTGAAGCCTGAACCAGTCAGACCCATTATCCATAGTGCTTGCCTGAATCCAGTAGCGTGATCCGCCGTTGTGCGACTGACCAAGTTCCTCTATCCGTAGATGATGAAAATGACCGCTGACAAATGTAGTCCAGGCAGCAATCGGCGCATTAGAGAATCCTTGCTTCTGTAGCCAGCCTTCCATACCGTTAGGTCGTTTTGCCTGATGTCCATGAGCTAAACCGATGACATGAAACTTGTCATCAAATACATCAAACGCCAGCGACTCATCGTATGGGTCGGGAATTAGGTAAGTGACATTCATACCAAGCTCGGTGCTTAGTCTGCGAAGCTGTTGCAAGATAACGATGCCCCAGTCATCCTGTCCTGGCTTGCCAACAGTCTGTCCGTTGAATCGCCACTGACAATGATTGGAAGCAACCGAAGCATAGGTCACTGGTGCGTACTTGTGAGCAAGCTTGACCAAATCCCAAAGCAGGGCAGCAGCCATGTCTACCTGTTGCATTGGGCTGAGGTCGTTTGAATCTAGCTGAGCAAACTGAGCTGAGTTAGAAACTGACTCAATCATGTCTCCTGCGTCAAGGATGACTACCTTTTCGTAGCCACCCTTCTTTAGCTTCTGCTCGATTCGCTCGTAGCTTGCAAAGACTCTGGCAATTAGGTCTTGAGTGTTTCCCCGTGATCCTGTCTTGCCTACCTGAAAGTCTGCTGGGACAACTACTAGGGCTTTGCCTTCGCCTGTTTTCTTTGCGATTGGCAACTTTGTCTTTTTTGCCTGAGCGTAAAGTGTCGGCAGGTCAAGCTCTAATTCAGCTTTCATCCTGAAGTTGAACCGCCAAGAAACCAACCAGGCTCCACCCTCGCGCTGTTGCCAGCGTGAAGTTCTAACTGGACCGTAAATCTCTACTCTCTCAGGGTCAAAGCCTTGGTCAATTAGAAACTGGGTAAAGTCTGGTTGGTCTCCTGTGGTCGGTGGAGTGGTGGCAAGTCCGTTCATGCCATCAAATTCCACCGCAGGCCGCCAATCCCTAGGGGCCGTAATCTTAGGGGTTGGCTCTAAGTTTTCAAGCACAGCTACATCCGCCAGCTCTGTGTTTACGAATCGGATGCTCGCTAATTGTCA